AATATATTGGAGTGTCGCCGTCGACGTTGGGCGGTATCTGGCGCTCTTTCTTTGGCCTTAACTCAAAAGGTAGGTAATACTATGTTTCGAAAAGCGTACCAGGAGCGCGAGAGGGTGTCTCTCGCGTGTGATCCTGAGGAAGGTATGACAGAGCAGCATCACAAGCAGGCTTGTGATATTAATTGCATTCTTCGGGCGTATGACAAGACTGGTCTGATCACGCATGTGAATAAAGCTAAGGCGATGTATGGTGATTTTACGGAGGTCAATGAGTACCAGGTAGCCTTGAATACGGTGATCAAGGCGCAAGATGCGTTCGATGATCTTCCCGCGGATATCCGCAAGAAATTTGACAATGATCCAGGTGCCTTCCTGGAGTTTGTGACGAATCCAGATAACCTGGATGAAATGGTAGAGCTCGGCTTGGCCCGGGCGATTGAAGAACCGCGACCCCAAAAAGTTGAGGTCGTAAACCAACCGTCTCCGGCTGATCCGGAGGCATGACGAGGGTGTGGGAACAGTTACCTACTTGATGTAACTGTTCCCACTGACACCATCCGGCCTCAATGGCCGGTTGGGGTCATAACAAACCGAAGCGATAGCGAGGTGTAGAAATGGCCAGAAAGCGTAAAAAGTTGTCCCGTGGTGGCTCTAAGAGCCTGTTCACTGCTACTGCCCAAAAGGTGCATCGGAAAAATGGCATGGGTCGTCCTATGCGTGGTGGTATTCGCCTGTGAGGGTAATCTATGCCGTGCTACAAGCCTTTGCAGGCGTGGTATTCAAAACATTTGAATCCTTCTGGTAAGCGTGGCGTGGTGTTTAATCCTAAGGAAGCGTTAGAGCCTGATGTCCCACTGGATCTGCCCTGCGGGCAGTGTGTCGGTTGCCGACTGGAGCGATCGCGCCAGTGGGCCGTTAGGTGCCTTCATGAATCCCAGCTGCATGAAGATAATTGCTTTATCACGTTGACGTTTTCGCCTGAGGAATTGGCAAAAAGGGAGAATCCCTGGTCGTTGGACGTTCGGGATTTTCAGAAATTCATGAAACGGTTAAGGAAGCATTTTAATGGAAAACGTGTGCGTTTTTTTCACTGCGGAGAATATGGCGAACATTATGGCCGACCCCATTATCATGCAATTCTATTTGGAGTCGATTTCGATGATAAGGTGCTTTTACGTGTGAATAACGGCTTTCCGTTGTATCGGTCGCCTACTCTGGAAAAATTGTGGCCTTTTGGCTACTCTTCGATTGGTGGTGTGACTTTTGAGTCTGCCGCCTATGTCGCCAGGTACATAATGAAAAAAGTGAATGGAGATAACGCCGATGGACACTACGCGATTGTTGACGAACAAACTGGAGAGATTGTTGGTCGTAAGGCTCCTGAATACACCACTATGTCGCGGCGCCCTGGTATTGCCGCCGAGTGGTTCAAAGCTTTCCGAGATGATGTATACCCCAAGGACTTTATCACCGTTCGTGGACGTAAAATGCGTCCGCCACGATTCTATGATCGTCTCCTGGAAGCTGAAAGCTCTTTCGAGTTGGCAGATATTAAGACGGAACGAATCGAGACGGCTAAGCTGTTCGCTGAAAACAACACGCCTGAAAGATTGCGTACCCGTGAGAAAGTCCAGGAACTCAAACTTCGGAAACTTCCCCGTAACCTTGATTCACAACCGTAATTTTATTTTTATGACGAGGTAATGAGATGGCTAAGCTTAAGATTTTTGCTCTGCGTGATGTTCGAGTTGAGGCGTTTTTAAAGCCGATGTTTTTGCAGAATAAGAAAGTTCTGCATCGTGCGATTGGTCAAGCGTTGCAAGATGAAAATTCGATGTTGTATGTTGCTCCCGAGGATTATCAAGTGTATGAGCTCGGCGAGTATGACGAGGCGACTGGTCAGATTGAGGCCTGTGCTCCGACTTTTATCGGTAATGTAAATACTCTGAATGGTGATGACGATGCCTGAGATGATGAGAATGCCATCTGTGATGGCTCATAACTTCAGTACTGTTCCTAAGGCGGAGATTCCGCGTTCTTCGTTCAATCGGTCTCATGGTTTTAAGACCACGTTCGATGCTGGGTATCTGGTTCCGGTTTTTGTCGACGAAGTGTTACCTGGTGATACGTTTAACCTGAATATGACTGGTTTTGGACGCCTGGCTACTCCGTTGCATCCGATCATGGATAATATGTTCTTGGAAACGTTTTTTTTCTTTGTTCCGAATCGGCTGATTTGGGATAACTGGGAGCGTTTCAATGGTGAGCAGGATAACCCGACAGATTCAACGGATTATTTGATTCCAACGTTGTCTCCGTATACGGCCACTGAGGGTTCCCTTTCTGATTATTTTGGTCTTCCGACGAATGTGGCTGGTCTTGCTCCGAATGCGCTCCCCTTCCGTGCTTATAACCTGGTTTATAACGAATGGTTTCGGGATGAAAATTTGATCGATTCGTTGCCGGTTAATAAAGGCGATGGTCCGGATGCGATCGCGGATTATGTGTTGCAGCGGCGAGGTAAGCGGCATGATTACTTTACTTCGTGCCTGCCGTGGCCTCAGAAGGGCGATGCGGTTGACCTTCCTCTTGGTACGACTGCGCCTATTTTTATGAATTCGAGTTTTGCTGGTGAGGACGTTCGCATTCTTGATGTAACGGGCGCTCCTCGTGATCTGGAGGTGAATAACTCTACGTTACATGTGGAACTTGGTAGTGGCACACCTACTGGTGCTGCTGATTTGCTGGCTGATCTTAGTTCGGCGACTGCCGCTACGATTAATCAGTTACGTGAAGCGTTCCAGGTTCAGAAATTGCTTGAGCGCGATGCTCGCGGTGGTACTCGGTATACTGAGATTATTCAATCACACTTTGGAGTGACCTCTCCCGATGCCAGACTTCAACGTCCTGAATATCTTGGCGGTGGTAGTACTCGCCTTAATATTTCTCCTGTGGCACAGACTTCCTCTACTGATGCGACGACTCCTCAAGGTAACCTCGCTGCTGTTGGTACTGTTGGTTTTAATGGCCATGGTTTCACCAAGTCTTTTACTGAGCATGGTTACATTATTGGTCTCGCGTGTGTCCGTGCCGATCTGACGTATCAGCAAGGTCTTAACCGCATGTGGTCTCGTGAAGGTCGGTTCGATTTTTATTGGCCGTCTTTGGCTCATATTGGAGAGCAGGCAGTGCTTAATAAGGAAATCTATTTCCAGGGCAGTGCGGCTGATGATGATGTGTTTGGCTACCAGGAGCGGTTCGCGGAATATCGGTATAAGCCTTCTCAGATTACTGGTGCCTTCCGTTCGAACGCTGCGGCTCCGCTGGATACTTGGCATCTTTCTCAGGATTTTGCCTCGCTTCCGGTGCTTGGTAAGACATTCATTGAGGAGAATCCGCCGGTTGATCGTGTGGTTGCTGTTCCTTCGGAGCCTGATTTTATTTTTGACTCCTATTTCAGTCTCCAGTGTGCGCGGCCTATGCCGGTTTACTCTGTTCCAGGTCTTATTGATCACTTCTGATTGTTGTGTGCGTCGGTGTTTGGGGCCCTTTCGGGCCCCTTTTTTTTATTTGTATTTGTGGTTGATCCAGTACCACTGGCCTAGTTGTTCGAAGCATTGTTGCTGGATATTGAACATTTTGAAGTATTTATCGGAGTAACCTTCGGTGAGTTTTTCGAGTTTTAGGTGATCCTCCAGGAGATTGATATTGTGTATCAGGTTGCTGATTGCTTTGTCGGTTGTGACGGTGTATTTCATGATTTTCTCCTTTTGTGTGAGCGCCTGATCTGCGCCCGATAACGGCAGCGCGGAGCCGCAGGAGTGTCAAGGGCGCGCAGCGGCGTAGCGGACCCTTGACGCTCCGAGCACCGTGCTATAGTGAAAGGGCACAGAACAGAAGCGGCGTGTCGGCGGACTCCTGGTGATCGTATGGAAAATTTCTGGTTTACCCTCTATGCTCTCGGTGTACTGAGTTTGTTTTGTGTCGTTTGGTTTTTGGAGGTTGTTATGGTCTGGATGCAATGGTTACTTGAGCATTGGGAAATCATTACCCTGGTTGTTACTAATATTGGTGCTTTGTTCGTTAATCCCCCGCGGAGGAAGAAATAATGGGTTTTTCCTTGTCGGATATTGCCGGTGCGGCGATTAACCCAGTTGCCGCTATTGGTACTGCCGCCTCTCTTGGTGGCGATATTATGGCGTATGAAGGTCAGAAGGAAACGAATGAAAATAATTTGCAGATTGCTCGTGAGCAGATGGCGTTCCAGGAGCGTATGGCCAATTCTGCGCAGGATTTTTCGGCTAAGCGGGCCGATATGGCCATGGACTGGCAGACGTTGGCCGATCAGAAAGCGATGGACTATCAGACGGAAATGTCTAATACGGCGTACCAGCGTGCCATGGCTGATATGAAAGCTGCGGGTCTTAACCCGATTTTGGCGTATCAGAAAGGCGGTGCCTCTACTCCCATTGGGCAGGCTGGTTCTGCCCCTTCTCCTACTGGTGTTTCTGCTATTGGTGCGAGTGCGCAGATGATGAATCCCGCCGGCGTTTGGTCTGGTGCTGCGGGTCGTGCGTTGTCTGCGGCGAATGCGGCGTCTGATCTTCAGACGAAAGATGCAGAGCGTGATGTGATGCGCTCTAAGCTGGAGAATGATAAAGCGTATCGGTCGTTGAGCAGTCAGCAACAGGTCAAGGTGTTCCAGGAGACGGAAAAGCTGAAAGCTGAGATCGATAAGGTGAAGGCTGAAACTCGCGGCGTTGAAGCGGATAATGTCCAGCGTGAGGCGGTTGCGGAATTTCTTGAGAGTGCTGAATTTGCTGCGATCGCTAAATATATTGGAGTGTCGCCGTCGACGTTGGGCGGTATCTGGCGCTCTTTCTTTGGCCTTAACTCAAAAGGTAGGTAAG